CATTTCCTCAATAAATACATCTTCGTTTTCTTCTGTAAGAGACATCAAGTTATCTTCAACAACTTCTGTCTTGCGAACAACCAAACCGTTATTGGCTTCAATTAATCCCTCTGCAATCAGTCCTTTTAAAAAGACTATCAGTTCTGCAGCTTCGTCACGATTTACCTTAGATAAGAATTTATCATAAACAACACTACCTACAGCCAAATCCTCCGCCAATTTAGCCTTATCCGCATACCCCGCTTTAATTTTCTTACCTGCAACTAATAAATACTCTGCACCATAAGACATCAATTGCAATAAGTCAATATTATTATGTTGGTGTCCAACTCCTCCTCCCCCACCATAATCTTTCGCGATGCGTTCTGCAATAAAATCCCCCAATGAGCCTGCAGTCGTTACGTTCCAGTTTTCAGAAAAAGGATCTTGAATAGGAAATAATGCCCCCTCGGACAGTGGTAGGCGAGGAAATTCAATAAGTCGAGGGGGCACTGTAAAAGAACCTACTTCAGGCACTACAATTTCAAGTGCATCAGTGGGAACATCTAACCTCTGAAGGTTCAGAAAAGGTTTGGCATCAGCGAATTTATAAGTAAATGTATAGTTGCTCGGTAACTCCTTATCCGTATACGTCACATTACTTTCCACAACAATAATTGAACGGATATAAGAACCTGTATATAAATACTTCTTCAAAGACGGAAAAAAATCAAGTAACCAGGTACGTTCTTTCTTGTTCAAATATCCCGTATCCTTTTGAAATTTACGAGCAGTATCAACACGATATTCAAGGGAGATATCATCAATCTCCGCAATATTATGCGTATGTTCCCCTGTGAAAGCCGTAGAGCCATACGCACGAAACGTATCAATGCCGCCAAGTGAATTTTCAAATAGCACCCACTGTTCAGTCTCTGATTTCATGTCTGAAGCATAATACCGTTGTATATATGATAGCCGTTCACCTTCCATGTTTTCAACCCATACATCATAATAAGCAGGCATCTTATTACCGAGCTTCTCCGCAATAGAAGCATATTGCAAGGGAATTGTATAAGCTTTCCCTTTTGTTAAATCGGCCAGAGACAAATCGTTCTCTGAAACGACCATAGCCGATTCATCAGTAAAATAGGCATGAAGTTTCACTCTACATTCCTGAACGGCATAATACGTCAGAAATTCAGGATAGTAATATGTGACAGGCTTTACATTCGGTTGCCAGGTAAGAAAGTTCTGAAGAAGAAAGTTGCCGGGAGTATCAGCAAGCATATCGACCCCGCAACGGATGGCAGTAAACTCCACTTCAGTACCGGAAAGGAGTGCCTTAAAAGTAGAAACAATTGTCTTCTGCTCATATACCATTGAAGTATTATTGAACAGGAAAGACAAACGAGCATGGATGATATCACGGATATTAATAATAACGAGGCCATCCGCACCCGGTTCGTAACTCCGAGCCACAATCTCCTCATCTCCCTGTAAGAGCCTAAAAGAAATGGTGTCTGTAGTTCCAATGCGGAATTCCTTGATATTTCCACTTAATGATAATGGATCAGGTTGTTGGAGAATGGTCATAGTTCTTCTTTTTTGTATCAAAATTAGTAGAAGTACAGAACAGGATAAAGGACAATAATTGCATTAGTAGGGCGTCTTAACAGGACGAAGCCTAGCCACAACACGATAATAACGTCGCTTGCCATCTCTGCCATCCTGATAGTGAGCAAAAGAACGCTCATAATAATATCCACCCGCAGCAACTTGTTCTTTCGTTGGAAATGGAGGATAAATATACGGAAGTTTATCCGTTCCTCTGTTATCCCCCAATTTAACCAGCTCCGCATTGTATTCCGCCTCTGATATTTCATAAGAGTTTCTATCTATTTTCCAACAGTTTGCACCGCTTGGAAGAGGGAAACGAGATTCTTCAGCCGGAGCAATCTGTACAGGCTCGTATAAGCGAGACGTATAGAAACTTGATTCGATAGGTTCATTATCCCCACCTATAGAATATTTAAGTTTATCAATAAATAGTTCTTGCCCATCTATTATCACCTTCCGGTGAGCCGGAATATTCATTTTCTGGTGGTCAGAAAGTAAGATATCTCCTTTAACTGGATGCATTGAATTACGCAACAAGTTATCATAAGTACGATAGAATTTCTCAAAAATACCATCAGGCCCATTATATAATAAAGAATAATCAGCAAACCTCTGGTTACTATAGGTGTAATTGGTATTGGTTCCAATGCAATATCCATCCGTATATTTATAAACTAGAGATAACATGGGAGCCTGATCCTTATTAGAAGCAATTTCTTCCTCCTGTCCATTGTCCTCTCCTCCATCTTCAGAGGTACTGTTAACCATCAATGTAGAGTTTAAAGATCGGCCATCTCCAATATACGGTAGATAAACTAAAGTACGATCATCTCTACCGACTGAAGGCCGGCCACCACCTCGTGATTCAATTAACAAATAAAACATGGCATCAGGACAAGTAATTTTTTTCTCTTTCAACGTTCCCCCAGCCATGTAGGGAATTGTAGCAGAAGATATCTTTTGTGTTTGCATGGAATAGTCCGAATATCCCGCACGAAGATAGGATCCTGTCACTGGAGCCCAATATGCATTAGGATATTTAGCTTTTATTGCAGCTGTAGAATCATAAGTATCCCCATCAGCAAGCATTGTCTCTGAAGATAGAGCCACCTTTTGATATGTTGGAATATCAAATTCAAGTGGAGAAGTTAAACTATCAGTTAAATCCGTTTCAGCTTTCATCTTAGCTATATCATCAAAAAACTCAATAGTAACAGTCCGATTGACTTCATCCGGAATAAACTCACATAAGAACTTCTTTCTAAAAACATCTAAGATCGTATTACACATACAATCCGGTACGAGATGAGAAAGTAGTATAGAACCATTAACAAGTGAATCAATTGTATTATTGATAAACACCATGCTTCTAAAAGGCTCTGTCACATCAAAGAAGTTCTCTAGCAAAGTATAACCAAAATAAGAGAAAATACGTCTCAAGAGATAAGGAGCACGAAGGAAGGGAGTCATATAATAACCCGGATCCAGTTTGACACTTATGCCATCCACCTCTTCTATCCTTGAATAAGAATTATAGAAATCAAGTTTCCCAAACTTATATCCCACAATGTTGCCTGACGCATTCATAAATTCCATCTGATTGATATAACGACGGCTGTTATCGAAATCAACAAAGACTGGGAAAATTGCGAATTGAGTATTCTCATTCGCGACCAAAGATCTGCAAAAATCAATTCCTTGCTGAATAGTCTTCACTCCAGGTACAATTTCCTCACCAAACATTTCTCTTAACGAAGCCTTGGATATCTGTGCTAGGAATGAACCTTCATTCAAATAGAAAGAGGTAGAAATTGTCTTTTTACGCTTGACTTTCAAGATTGCTTGCCTACATGCCGAGAAATACTCTCCAGACGAAATTGTAGCTTGTATATCATCCGGAAGTTTACGTACGCTAGTTATGTCAGGATATCCCAAAGCTTCTTCGTTATAATCGGAGCTAGGTATATCAACAGGTAATGTTTGTTCACCCCACTCATTAAAAAATAGATTAGGGCGTTCAACCTCAAGTTGTGTACCCGGAGTAAGCTGATAAGATTTTCCAGTTTTTGAATTCGTGATTTTCATATATTATCATTTTGAGCCAATTTGACGACTACGATCACGGAGTTCTTGTTTCCTTTCTAAATCAGTCAGTACGACAGGGGCCTTTACTCCGTTTTCTTCAATATTTATAATAGCATGAGCAAACTTCTCCATCAGTTCCGGAGGCAACGCTGCACCGCTTCCGTCATTTTTGGGAGTACCGGATGATGGAATAGGCTGTGAAATACTTCCACCTGAAGAAAAGCCTGCCATCTTTGACCGTATGACCTGACTCAAGTCAAGTGTCCGGATAGTGCCGGCTTGTTGCGACTTATCAATCATGTCAAGAATAGGGCCAACAGTAGGATTCTCAACGGCCGCATTGCTAGCCACCCACTCTCTTGACTGGCCTGCCGGTCCCTCACCTACGATTACAGTTGGTTTGTCAATAAAACCACGGGCATCAGGATCATAATCAGCACCAGCAAATAACTTTCCATCTTGAGCACGACGAACATCAATCTTGCCGCCATCTTCACGGCCGGTTGCCACACGTTGACCGGATCCTGCCGAAGAACTACTTCCTCCAGAAAGAGTCATATTCTTAACCTTTTTCCGTTCCGCATTGGCAGAAGCAATTTGGGCAATACCCGTCACTCCCATGAGTGCAGCAGCTACAGCACCGGCAATCGGGCCGAGATCTGCGAAAGCTTTCATTATGGATACTGCAGTATCGGCGATAATCTGCGATGTTTTGATGGCAAAATTAACATCGGCATATTTCTTCTGAATATCCAGTTTCTTTTGTGCTTTCTCTTTCTCTAATCGTTCAACCTCTTCTGCATTTCCTTGAGCTGCCTCAATCTCTGCATCATACTGGGCATCTACGTTGTCCATTTCGGCCTGTTGGAGTGCTTGAACAGCACCGGCAAACAAATCCGAATAGTAATCAAACTGTTTCTTATAAGAATCACGTTTCAGATTCTGGACAGCTCTTTCATATTCTTCCAGAGTCAATGTTTCATTCTCAAGATGAGCTTTAAGTTGCTGCAGCTGCAAATCATATTGCTGTTGTTGATTTAGCAGTCCATATTGATTCCGGATTTGATTAATACGGTTCTCGCTATCCTGCACTAACTGCTCCTTAGCTTTCAGGTAAGCAGTATCCAGTTCTTGAGTATCCAGTTTCTCCTTTTCAGCAAGTTGTTTGCGTGCTTGGTAAGTTGCATCCAGTACTTTCATTTGCGCCTGCAAATCCTCTCCAACTGTAGTGAGTTTAAACTGACTTTTAAAATCTTTAGTCAGATCATTCATTTTGGTTTGGATGGCAGCACGGGCATTAGCAGCGTCCTGATCGGCTGATAGAACTGCAGCATTAGCCTGTTTTACAGCATCAGATTTCAGTTTTCCATTCTTTAATTCGAGATCATTGACATCATTCAAATACCGCTGTTCAATCGCTAATCTTGTTTCTGCACTCGAAGAAGTTAGAGAAAGAGTTAACATCTCATATTGTTCTCGAGTGATATTCTTTGTCGCAAGCTCATTGGTGAGAAACATTCTTTGTGCAGAAGTTACCGCTTTCTCTTTTTCTAAATCCTCCTGACGCATTTTTTCCACAGCAGAGATCTTTTGCTTTTCCATTGCTTCTTCCGTATCGATCAGTTTAGACTTTGCATCCACTATTAGTTTCTGGTATTCAGATTTTTTGGCCGACTTTGTTGCACTAGCTTTAAATTTCTCTAGTAACTTGATACGTTTATTGTAATAGTCCTGATCAGATTTGAGAATGGCCTGATTAATATCTTCTTCCGCCTGTTGTTTTTCTCTCCCAACTAACCGGATTTGATTTATCTCCGCTTCATGATCCGAATCTTGGTTCTTGAGTGCAACAGCGTTCGGATCCGATTTATCATTCTCAGTCGTCGCTGTTGGGAAACGTTTATCATAGATTTCCTGTGCTATTTCCCTGTACTGATCTGCAGCATTTTTTTCATCCTTCAGCCATGCAGACAACATAGATTTATTCATATTATTGAATCGCTTCTGTGCTTCTGTTGCATCATTTTGAGCCTTTATTCGGTTTTTGACAATCTTATCTATACCATCACCCGAAATTTTATCAAGTTGAGCAGTAACACCGGCCAGCTCTTCTCTAAGTTCAGCAATCCTCTCAGCATTAGCAGTTTTCTCAGCATCGGTCATTTCACGCATCCCCTGGTCTTTTGTATTACCATACCCTGTACCACCGGCCCAAACTTTACCTCTTTTGTTTTGCAACATCAAAGATTCCATTTCGGCTTTCGCCTCTTCCTTCTTTGTTCTAAGACTCTTAATTTCCTCCCTATGAACAAAATTCAGGCGGGCTTTCTCTGCAGCGAGATAATCATAAACCTTTTGAGTATTGAGAGAAATTACGTTTCCATATTGATCCCATTCCGAAATGGCTGAAGGAACAATATTGGATATCCGCTCAATTAAAGAGTTCAGCTCCTTCTGTTCTTCAGCATTACGGTTAACCTTACCAGCAAGCTCATCATACCGGGTTGCCATACCAGGAAGCTGCCTTTCTAAATTGACCACCTTTTCCATTTGATCCTCAAAAGTATCCGACAAAGGTTCCATAACCTTTGTGATATCCGAAACGAAATCAGTAGCCCAGGATAACCCCTTTTTGAAGAAACCTTCCATACGCTTACCCATTTTATTCCAAAGGTTATCCAGGGTGTCCTTAAAATTGGACTCCATACCTTCAAGTTCTTTCATTTGAGTAGCCATAGAACCGGAGATGCCATCCAATTTACCCAAGCTCAACAGATAGCTCTTTATCGCTTCTTCAGTGTTCTGAACTTCGGTAGTAACTCCTCGGAATGTGTACTTCACTGTATTTCCGCTCTTGCTAGCCTTGATACCAAATTCTTTCAAGCGTTCATTCTCGCCAGTCATGGCATCCAGTATCGTCTCGATAAGTTGGTCCACGCTTTTGCCCTGTGATGCTGCCAAGTCACCAATATTGGTCAATTCTGCAGTAGTAGGCTTAATACCTCTATTTACTAATTTGATATAAGCTTCCGTCCATTCCTGCAGAGCCCCCGGAGTATCCGCTGCCAACTGCTGGAGCATCTTCATTGCTGCAGCAGCTTTCTCCTGTGATTGCAAAGTATTCCGGAGAACAGCTTCATACTTAGCAAACTCTTTCCGGGTAGAATAAACATTAGAAAGCACCTCCTTAAGATATCCCGCCAACTTGACTAGAATGAAAGCTGCAACAGCGGCTTTCAGTTTTGATACGGCAGTTTTTGTTAAATCAAACTCCTGTTTTACATTCTTGCCTGAGTTTTTAAGTTCAGCCATTCTCTTGCGAACATCTCCCAACTTCCTGCTTAGTTTGGCATATTCTTCTGGATCCGCTGCCTCCGACATATCATCAAGCGTCGCTGTCAGTTCCTTGGCCACTTTCTTGAGTTGCCGACCGGTCATGGCATTGATATCAAGTGACCTGGTTAGTGCCCCAATTTTCTTGTTATTATCAGAAACCTGCTTAGAGAGTGATTTGCACTCTTTTTCCAGATTCTGATATTCCTTCGTCGACTTCTTCCCTTGTGCCTCGAGTTCGATCATCGCTGCACGGCGTTCCTTCTCCTCTTTCTTGAGCTCCTTAGTCGCCTTGGTTAGTTCGTGAATATCATGTTGGGCCTGACTGGACTCAGTAGATACAATATACTTGATTTCGTCTTCAGACAAATGTTTCTTTCCCATATTACCAATTTTGAGACTGTTCGTAGATTAATGCTTGTTCTAATTGCTCACGGATAGTACTTCGGATAGCTTCATTATAGCCATAACGCAGTTCCGGGAAAGTTTCATGGTAAAGAACTCCCCAAACAGTGCGGTTATACAAAGCAAGGCTACTCCGGATATGACGTGATATTCGGTCATTCCCCCGCCGATATCGGATATCAAGATAACGGAGATATGGAAAAATACGGATAAAGTATTCCTGCTTTCCCGCAGATTCCTGAATAGTAAATGGACGACGCTGCAGACTTGACAGCAACCTGCCCGAACGGGTATTCAGGTAAGTACGGACAACATTCTCCTGAGTCTGATAGATAAGATTGATACCTTGCGAAATTGTATCATGCACAAATCGTTGTTTGACTAAATCTTCTGAAATCATATTCGCTATTATTTTCAGCGAATATAGCAAGGAGAAAAAGGAAGCTAAAGGACAAAAAAAATCCGGAGAGGAAATTATTTCACTCTCCGGAACTTATCTATTTGGCATTCTTCAGTTCAAGCATCCACCGGAAATCACACCCTGACGCTCCGGGACGGTTTTGAAACTTAAAGCCTGCATCCGTCATAGCTTTAAAGATATCATCTTTCGATATATGAGCTCCCGGATCCAATTTTTTTATAGATTCGTAAACTTCATCCGTTGTGAACCAATGTGTTGTATGCCGGGCATCCCATGCCGGCTTGAAGGTGGTCTGCAAGGCTGCGATATAAATACTCATGTTAGTAATATTATCATTTTCCATCATTCTGTGGTTTTTTAAATGTTAGTATTTGTTTTTCCAAGAAACGCAAGTTCTGAATAAGTAACAAACGAACCTTAGGATCCTCCATAGAGGTTAGTGTTCCATCGCATAATACAATGTCAATCATATCCTCAAGCAGTTCAACAGACCAATCTGCACCAGTACCCTGAAAGTTACGAATTACTTCTGTTGATTCATCAGTCAAGATGATGCCATTAATTTCAGTGTTCATGATTGCCCCCTTTCTGGTATTTCTTTGCCCGATAAACACAATAAGCAGCCACCAATAAAAGAGGAAAGAAGATCAGACCGAAACAAGTAAATCCAATAGCTCGGAAATACCAACGGTCAGAAGTAGTACGTACTTCACAATCAGGAGCTAAAGCACTATAATAACGGCTTTGCAGATTATTAACTTGCTCTGTGAGAGCTTTGACATTGCTAGCGACATTAATGTCGGGAGCAGACACGACTGGCGTGTTGAGAATTTCAGTTTTCATAACTGTAGATGTTTAGCATTTCGGCAATTATAGAACACAAGAACGGCCGCCGTTTCCCGTGTCGCTAAACATCTACAGATTTCCGCCCGAAAGCAAAAGTGTAATGGGAAAGGCAG